TTTGTAGTCACCAGCAAACATAGGAGTCAAAAGCGTATTAAATCGCGTCGTACACGACGTCTGAAATTAAACACTTCTCTTCCCATACACACCAGCTGATTCGTCCATAAAAGCGGGATTATACGTATTTCCAACACTCCAATCCTTATACAGGGGCGCTAAATTTGGTGCTGTACCTACACTAATGTAAGTTTCTATCACCGCATTCTCAGCTTGTTGAGCATTAATAATAAAGTTCATATCCCCTGTGTAGAATCTATAACATGGAGCGACTCTTGCTATGTATCCGCACAAAACTTTCGTCATGACAGATTCAGAGAAATTGACGCTCAATGCCGAGGAATAAGCGAATGACATTTGTTTTTGACCTTCTGTAACTTGACACAACGGATAAAATCGCTTACACAACGTACCCACACTCAAAATTCTCTGATCATACACAGTTGGTAATTGAGGTTGCGCCTCAGTTCCCAATTCTACTTTCACTCCCGAATCCTCATTGCCTGTCAAGGGCACCGGCGAAACCTTTTCAGATTGCACCGTTATCATACAATTATCAAAACATCCAGGAATAGGTAACTCCTCGACAAACTCAAATGCATAATTGATATTAAGCGTTCCCTTCTTAAAACGCTCTTCAATAGCGGTTGCGGTCACAAGCGGCTTCGAAATCCCACGCCTCTGCAAAACAGGAAGCACACGTTCAAACCACTTGAGATAGCCACCACTAGCCCAAACCCTCGACAAAACATCATTTGCGTTAATATACATCGCCTCATCCAAACTAATTTCTTTTGTACACGAATAAGACAACGTCTTCATTAAACTTTCCTCGTTGGGACGAGGATAATAATACACGCCAGGAATAACGCCATTCCTAACAATGGTTGTATTTTTCAAAAACTCCAACAAAAATATACTTACAAGCTCCTCCGTGAGCGGTGTTAGCTTGTCAGCAGAAGTGTACCCAATCCCGTACTTCGCCATAACTTTACCATGATTCACAGCATTAAACCACTTCACCAACAATGACACAGCCGCAATTGCATCATCACCAAACGCGCGTTGCCCAACTAACTTGTTAAACTGGGCCAATGAACGGTACTCTGACAACTCTTCATTCTGCCTTGTAATCACACACCATGAAAGCCTTGTAAGCGAAACATTCAAGATGACATTCTTCAACGTTGTATCAAAACCACCACTCAACATAACACAAAAAGTCGTGAAAATCAAATGCCCAACTCTCAAATTTCCGTACAAAGAAGCCAAAATAAGACAATACCTAACCAAAAAATCCACTTCCC